TAACACATTATTAGAAGAAACTCGCGAATTAGAACACAAAGGTTTCAAATTAGAAGAACTAGAATCAGTAGAGTCAGCTGACAACTACCCAGTGTTCTTCAAACTAATTAAAGTTGATGAATAAAATTTCAGAAATATTTCAGGCGTGGGTAGCTGCGGCTAATCCCACTCCTGAACAAAAAGAAATTGCAGAATACAGATCTAGTGTTTGCGACAGTTGCGATAAAAAAGGTTTTAATGATATAATGAATCTTTATTATTGCATGGAATGTGGCTGTCCACTTAATAAAAAAGTATTCAGTCCAGTTGAAGGACCTAAAGCTTGCCCATTAGCTAAATGGGAAAAATAAAGTTATGGCAAAATTAACACCTGAAGATTTACAATCTATCAAAGAATTACAGTCTAAGTACAATCAAACAATATTTGAAATTGGCGTTGCTGAAGCACAAAGAATCGCAATTGAAGATCAATTAGACAAAATATTGGAAAATAAAAAAGGCATGGTTAGCGATCTCGCAACAATCGAGAAAAAAGAATCGGAACTAATCGCTGCTCTTCAAGTAAAGTACGGCCAAGGTACAATCGACCCTGATACAGGAGAAATCACACCTATCCAGTAATAGTCCCTGCGGTTTATAGTGGTTTTTGGATATTTATTATTAGGTCAATCCTATTAAATTTCAAAAACAATTAACATAAAATGGCAGAAAAGATTTTATCTCCTGGTGTATTCCAAAATGAATCTGACCAATCGTTAGTACAAAGAGGTATTCAAGGTACAGCAACAGCAATCGTTGGTCCTACAGTGTTAGGTCAACCATTCGTTCCTACCTATGTTACTTCTTATACTGAATATGTGTCTAAATTCGGAGAATCATTTAAGAGTGGTAGCTATTACTACGAATATTTAACATCATTAGCCGCTAAAGATTTCTTTAACAATGGTGGTCAAACATTATTAGTTACTAGAATTATCTCTAGTGGTAGTGCTAACATGAGCACTTATGCAAGCGCAACTATTCCAGCCGCTGTAAATCCATCATTATCATCTTCATTCGTAATTGAAGCTTTAGCTTGGGGTGATGAAATGAATAACACTTCTAGTATAACTAGTGGTGCTTTAGCAAGCGGTAGTACACTTAACGTACGTTGGGAAATTGTAAATGTAAATACTGGTAGTGGTACATTTAGTATCGCAGTTCGTCAAGGTAATGATAATACTGCTCAACCTAACTATTTAGAAACATGGCCTAACTTATCATTAGACCCAGCTTTACCAAACTTTATCTCTCGTGTAATTGGTGATATTAAACCAGTATATGCTTTAGATAGTGATGGTACTCCAGTTATTAACTTCACTGGTTCTTATGCTAATGCTTCTCAATACATCCGTATTAAGTCAGTAACAACTCCACAAGTTGATTCTATTGACAACAACGGTAACTATAAAGCTACTCAATACAGTGGTTCATTACCAGTTGTAGGTAGTGGTTCTTATGGTGGTTCATTTGCTGGTGGTTTAGCTGCAACAGCTGCTACTCAAAACATGAACGAAGCAATTACAAACTCAAATATTCAAGGATTTGCTCCAGCTGATTATGTTGCTGCATTTACTTTATTAAATAATAAAGACGAATATCAATTCAATGTATTGTTAGCTCCAGGTGTTACTTTAGGTAACAGTGCAGTATCAACTATGATTTCTACTTGTGAGAACAGAGGTGATGCTATTGCAATGGTAGATACAGTATTATATGGTCAAACAGTTACAGCTGCTGCAACAGCTGCTTCTGGTCAATCTAGCAACTACGCTGCTACTTACTGGCCTTGGGTTTCATTATACTCTACAGCATTAGGAAAAGCTGTATGGGCTCCAGCATCAACTGTAATGGGTGGTGTTTTAGCATTCAACGATCAAGTTGGTGCTGAATGGTTCGCTCCAGCAGGTTTAAACCGTGGTGGTGTACCAGCAGTATTAAGAGCTGAAAGAAAATTATCTCAAAACGATCGTGATAATTTATATGAAGCAAATGTTAACCCATTAGCTACATTCCCTGGAGAAGGTGTTGTAGTATTTGGTCAGAAAACATTACAAAAGAAAGCTACAGCATTAGATCGCGTAAACGTTCGTCGTTTATTGATCGCATTGAAAGACTTTATTGGTCAAGTAGCTAATAACTTAGTATTCGAACAAAATACAAATGTAACTAGAAATAGATTCTTAGCTCAAGTTAACCCTTACTTAGAATCAGTAGTACAACGTCAAGGTTTATACGCTTACAAAGTAGTAATGGATGATTCAAACAATACTCCTGATGTAATCGACAGAAACCAATTAGTAGGTCAGATCTATATCCAACCAACTAAGACTGCTGAATTTATTATCTTGAACTTTAACGTATTACCAACCGGCGCTACATTCCCTGCATAAGGGGGTGTAGTTGCTAATATTTATTAATAGCAATTTAAACATTATATAAAATGCCTGTATTAGACGCTAACGAAATAATGTTCACCGCGTTTGAACCTAAAGTTCAGAATCGTTTTATCATGTACATCGATGGTATTCCAGCGTACTTGATTAAATCAGCAACTGCTCCTGGATTCGAAGCTGGTGAAATTATTTTAGATCACATCAACGTATACCGTAAAGTTAAAGGTAAGGTTAGATGGAATGATATGACTTTGAACTTATATGATCCTGTAACACCAAGTGGTGCTCAAGCTGTAATGGAATGGGCTCGTTTGGCTCACGAATCAGTAACTGGTAGAGATGGTTATTCTGACTTTTACAAGAAAGATTTAACATTAGACATCTTAGGTCCAGTAGGTGATGTAGTAGGTGAATGGATCGTTAAAGGAGCTTATGTAAAAACAGCTACCTTTGGCGAATATGACTGGGCTAATGACGCTGCAGTCAACTTAACAGTAACCGTAGCTATGGATTACTGCGTACTTAACTTCTAATTCCTCTCTTATATTTCTTTTCTTAAAGGCGTTTGCTTTGGCAAACGTCTTTTTTTTTCGTATATTTATATATACACAAATAATATTAGTTTATGTCCGAATTTAAAATTCCAACTGAAACCGTTACGTTGCCTTCTAAAGGTTTACTGTATCCGAAAGAATCACCACTGTCTAAAGGTGAAATTGAAGTAAAATATATGACTGCAAAAGAAGAAGATATTCTTACTAATAACAACTATATCCGTCAAGGCACAGTAATTGATAAATTATTACAATCAATGATTGTCACTCCAATTGAATATAGTGATTTATTAACTGGAGATAAAGACGCAATTATGGTTGCTGCTCGTATTTTAGGTTATGGTAAAGATTATAATATTATATATAATGGCAAAGAATATACAGTTGATTTAACTCAATTAAAAGAAAAAGAAGTAGATTTTTCATTGTTCAATGGTGGTACAAATGATTTTTCATTTATGTTGCCTCAAACAAATAATAGCATTACTTTTAAAATATTAACACACGGTGATGAACAAAAAATAGATGCTGAAATTAAAGGTTTACAAAAATTAAACCCATTAGCTACTACAGATGTTACAACACGTTTAAAATATATTGTAACATCTATTAATGGTAACCGTGATGTAAAAGCAGTACGTGACTTTGTAGATACAATGTTAGCGCAAGATGCTAGAGCATTACGCCAACATTATGCAAAAATAACACCAGGCATTGATATGAAATTTATTCCTAATGATCCAAACTATGTTGGGGAGGGCATAGAATTCGTGCCGTCACTTAACTTTTTTTGGCCTGACGCAGGAATATAGATTAACACTATTCAAACAAATACACGAAATTGTATTCAATGGAAATGGCGGTTATGATTGGAATACAATATATAATATGCCTATTTGGTTACGAAGATTCACATTTGAAACATTAAAGGAGTATTATGAAAAACAAGCTGAAGAAACCAACAAAGCTCAGCAATTATTAGAAAATCAAAAATCAAAGGGTGTTGCAAGACCCAACATAGCTCCTAAACAACCAACATATACAACTAAAGCGCCTACTAAAAAGTAAGCGCTTTTAATATTTATATGGGCAATAATAAATTATGGCTGAACAGCTTACACCAGAACAAATAGCAGCTCTTAAAGAACAGCTTCGTCAACTTAATGAACAATATGAAAAGTTGGCAGGGAAGAAGTTTTTTGAAGATATGCCTGATGATATAAGGTTAATCAATAACCTAGTAGGTATATTAAATAAAGAAATTTATGATTTAGAACATAAATTTGATTCTATATCAAAAACATTACAAAATG